ATTTTTTTTAGAATTATTTATGTTTACTTTATATCATAGAATATAGATGCTGAAAACGTAAATTTATTTATGTAGGTGGGTGCAAAATGATACCTACCTTTAAAACAAACGTAGAGCCATTTTAAGATAGGTTTATATTAAGACATGTAATTATACCTCTAGACATGTAAAAGTTAAAAATAGGGGCAATTTGAAGGCGTGGGATATATGTATCTATGATAAGATGATTTGGTTATAAAATTCTTTTAAATATTCAATTCTTTTTATATTAAGTTCTTTTTCAGTTAACTTTTTAGGTGGATATAATTTTTTTATTTCATCTGGTATAGCAAAGCTAACAACACCGCCATCAGTTGTAGGTGCTGTTATTCCTAGAAGATGCGTTATTGGTACATCAAGAGCCTCAGCTATTTTATTTAAAGTTTCCATGGATGGAGTAGTTTCGCCACGTTCTATCTTTGAAATCATTTGGCCACTCATATGTATTTTTCTTGCTAATTCTCGTTGACTTATATGATTATTTTCTCGTATTCGCTTAATATTTTTTTAAGTATACCTTTTAACATATTAACACCTCTATAAAATAATAACTTATCTAATTGTGGTTGTCAAAAAAATATTTTAAATAGACTATTGACAACTATAATTAGGTGGTGTAATATAAATATAAATTAAATGACTAATAACAGTTGTCAGGAGGTTAAAAAAATGAATACTGGACTTAAACTAAAAATTAAAAGAATGGAAAAGGGCTTAAATCAAAAACAGTTAGGAAAAGCTATTGGGGTATCAAGGCAATCAGTATCTTTGTATGAAAGAAATAAGATGTATCCAACAGTAGAAACAATGAAAAAAATTTGCAAGGTACTCGATGCAGACCCGAAGGAATTATTTTTCAGTGATGAAAAGGAGGGATAAAGATGGACAAACCAATAATTAAAGAATTTGAAGGTAATAAAATAGCGACACTTGTATGGAACGATAGAGTGTGTTGGATAGCTAATAATATTGCATCTGCTTTAGACTATGCTGACCCGTCTACTACTGTAGGGCAATGCATAAAGGGAGAAGATTTTAAAGCAGGTATTGAATACCAAGTTTTAAAGGGCAAGGCCTTGAAGGAATTTAAAAATATGGTAAATTCAGTGACCGAGGAAATATCGGTCAGTCAAAATACACCGAACTTAACAATATTTTATGAAGAGGGGTTATTTGGATTTACAGTATGGGCACATAAGCCGACGGGGATAAGGCTCAGGAAGTGGATAAGTATGCTGGAATTTATACCACCGGATGATTTGAAGAAAATAAACAGGCAGATAAAAGCATTACAGGCGGTTATATCAAAGGATGCTCCAAAAGATAAGATAATACATCAGATGGCTTTAAATAAGCTGATAGAGCAACGAAACAGGCTGTTAAACAAATAGGGGGTGTGATATATGGACAAGCTTGTATTTATAAATTCAAATAATCTAAATGAAGAACCTTATACTACATCAAAGATTATTTCAGAATATGGAGGACAAAAACATCATGCAGTACAACAAATATGACAGAATTTGGCAAGCTCGCATTTCAAATGCGACCTTTAAAAAGTGGACAATCTGAAAAGATATATAAATTAAATGAACCTCAAGCAACTTTTTTAATAACCCTTATGAAAAATACAAAACGAGTAGTTAATTTTAAAAAAGCTTTAGTAAAACAATTCTATGCTATGAGAGAAGAATTAATCAAAAGGAGAGTTGAAAGACACCAAGGTATAGAAGAAAGAAACAGCCTTACAGATGCTATAAAAAAGCTTCCAAGTAGTAAGTATAAGGATCACTTATATAGCAATGTTACAAGACTGATTTATAAAATACTTTTTAATAAGACTGTAGCTCAATTAAAAAAGCAGTTCAATGTCCCTGAAAAGGGTAATTTAAGGGATTACATTTCAAAGACAGAACTTGCCAAAGTAAAAATACTAGAAAACCAAGCAGCAACTTTAATCAAAGCTAGATTACCATACAAGAAGATTAAAGAAGCATTACTTAATATTTATTCTACAACATTTTAGGGGGAATTGTAAAGATGCAAGATTATAAGATAGTTTCAAGCGAACCAGACCCAAGTAAAATTATGACGGTGAAGCAATTTTATGAATCTACACCGTTTGGATTGGAAAAGATTTATCAGTTGTGTCATAGAAAAGATTTCCCAAGTTTGAAGGTGGGAAAAAGTATTATGTTTTACGAGATGAAGTAATGG